TTAACAAGACAAGTAAAAATTCTTTGATTTGCTAGAGTGTCAGCCATTTCAAATGTACCAACACCATCCATATTAGCAGCCATAATAGGAATACCATCATAGTGATCTTCTTCCCAATTTTCATGCTCGAATGGAGCATCATAATTACGGAAAGTAAACTTACGATTAAGATCTACTTCCGAACGACTTCCAAGGGTACTACGTTTTGGTCGAATAAGAACATCTTTATAATCAAGCTTAATTTCATTATCAATAAGCATTTATTTAACCTTCATTTGCATTTCAATTTCAGCGATTTGATCTTTAAGTTGTAGTTTTTTCTTTTTAGCTGACGAGATAGCGTCATCTGGCGCTTTTTCTGCTTCTAAGCTTTCTACAATAGCGTGCTGATGCTTGTGGGCAGCTTTTAAAACTTCTAAACGGCGTTGCCAATTAGCCATAATTTTTCTCCTTACGCAAAGAAATCTTCAAGTGTATTAACCTTTATGGCCGACCAACCAATAGCTTCTAGAATTGATTCGAGAGGGCTAAGAAATACCTTTTCAAATTGAGTTTCATAATCAATATATTGGTTAAGACCAAATTCTTTTGGAAGTACGCCAGGAAATGAAATAATATTTTCACGGATTGGATTTGGAGTTTTAAGATATAAGAATTTAATCTTATCACCACCAACGATACTTTCAAACTTTTTGTTCAAGCTTTTTTCTTTTAGATAGTGGTTGTATAGAATAGAACCACGAACATGCATCGGACAACCTTTTTTATACAAGTTAATTTTGTCACGATACTTGTCAATATTATCTGTGCCTGAATTTCGACCAATATCTTCTGCAGGTAGCTTATAAAATTCTTGACGAAATTCTTCGATGAAGTTTTGCATTGCAGATTCATCTTCATTCATCAAAACTTTAAATGCTTGTTTAAGTTTATCACGACATACTTCAGGAGTTGAAGAGCGAACAGATTCAAGACCGGTTACAGAAATCTTAGGAGTTTCATAGTGAACACCTTCAGAATTGAGTGTATTCATAATATAACGCTTTTTAGCGATGAAAACGGCTTTATCGTTAATCTTTTCACGTTTCATTACCATAGCTTGGCGATAAGCACCCATACGCTCGGCAAGTTCTTTGTAACCATTTTCAAGTACTTCTTCGATCTTCATCTTACATACTTTATCGAGGAACTCTTCACCTTTAGCACGATCGATGTCAACAGTACCAAACGAAGCTTTTACAACAGGAGCCATGTCAACATAAATTGAATCGGTATCAATATAAATGATATAATCTTTGTCGTCAGTTTTAAGAAGCTTATTAAGATACTCATTAACAGATTTTTGAGCATATCGAATAGACAATTGGCCAGAAGTTGTAATTGCCTCGGCCATATCGTTAATATAGTAGAGGAAGTAAATGTTTGCTGTTGCACCATACAAACTGTTCATAGCAATCTTAATAGCCATTTGCTGGTTGTGTAATTGATTAGCTTCTCGTTTGAGAGCAAACTTTTCAGTACCTTTAGCATTTTCAAGAGCTTGTTCTACTTCAAGCATCTTTTTCTTAATCTTAGAGCGATTACCGTAGTATTCGTCAATGATTTCAGGAATTACACCTTTAAATTCATTTGTAAAGCATGCACCATTTGCACATACTGATACAGACTTATCATTGTTTTGGTATTTACCTGATAGAACCATTTCTTGAGAAACATATTCACGACGATCTTCAATATAGGTTTCAGGTGACATATTATATTGCAGCATCAAGTGCGGATACAGAGAGTTCAAATCGAACGATACAACCCACGGATGCATACCAACTTTTGGATCTTTAACATAACCACCGACAAGTTCACCTGCACGCGCACCAGGACCACCTTTAAGTGGAGGTACGCGACCTTCTTTAATAAGACGGCGATATAGAGTAGTTTCCCAAATACCTACCGTGCCAAAAGCGTCAGAGTAGTTAACACCACCTCCATACGCAACAGTCATAACCAACGAGAGCAATCCTGTTTCATCTTCGAAACGTTGGATAAGCCAAGTATCTTTAAGGTTATAGTCCAGGTAAAGTTGTGGATTTTGTTCATACAAATTGGTAAGATTACCGTACTCAGAATAATCAAGTTTCTTTTCACCGAGAACTACATAAGCGATATGGTCAAGTTTGTAAGACTCTTGAGGACCATATTTGTAACCAAACTTTTTAAAGGCATCCATGTAATCGACAACTGTAATACCAGAAATGATATATGTCGATTGTGGTTTACCAAAGAATTCACGAACCTGTTGACGGAGGTTGCGCCAAGGAGAAAGATCTTTAACCCATTCTTCGCCAAATAGAACTTTCATACGAGTAATGATATATTGAATATCGAAGTACTCTACGTTCCAACCTGTAACTACATCAGGATAATCATTCATCCAGATTTGTTTGAAGCGACGAAGCAAAGCCTCCTCGCTATCGAATTTCATAAATTCAATATCAGTGGGATCAATGTCTAGGAGAGTTTTTGATTTGTCATAGTCTTTACGACCGAGCAAATGATATGTGCTGGTCTTAGAAGACTTATAAGCAATAGATGTAATTTCTTTATCTGCAGCATTGATATCAGGATAACCATCACTGATATCAACCTCGATATCGAAAGAAACGATATTGATTTTTGTAATATCAAAATCGATATCATTTGGATACTTTTCTTGAATAAACTGGGCAATGTAATTAGTATTACCAGCAATTTCAAATCCATGTACATCTTTGTACTGTTCAATCCATTCCTTAGCCTCTTTCATCGTATCCATTTTCATTGGAGACAATGGTCGCTTAGATACAAGAGAACGATACTTTGTGTTTTCGTCTTTGCCGCCTACGAATAGTGTAGGAGCAAACTTCACTTTGCGTTCGAATCGTTTACCATTTTCATAGCCACGCCACAAAATGGTATTGCCAAAACGCTCAACATTTGTATAAAAATTAGACATGAGTATCCTTATTCGCCATATAAAAAAGATTATATACTAGATTTCTTCTTTTGTAAACCTTTTTTTGCGCCATTTTACACACAACACCAAAATTAAATAGAGTGGCATACATACCAACCACTCTTCAAACATAGTCTTTTCTTCTCCAATGGTATTACCAAACATGGCAGCCCACAGTAAGATCATGCCAAATCCCGCAGCTGGAGATATAAAAATATGTAATATTATTTTTTCCAAGAATCCATTTCGGTGATTATCTCATCACCTTCTTTGTCGTGTGCGATAGTAAGAGCCATTTGTTGTATTTGATCTAAGAGATGTTTACAAGTGGCTTTGTCGTATGATTTATAAGATATTTCAGCAAATTCATTCCTAATGCGATGTATTTGGATAGCTTTATCCTTCATAACATCTAATCTTCTAATAAGATCTTCTATAGAATGTTGCATTTTTTATCCTTTCATACGAGGTATTCAAAGTTTTGACAAGATTGTCCTTTTCTTAAAAATACTGCTCCATTCCTCAAATGAAATTTTTCAGCCATTTCTGTTAATGGGCTGAGAGTTACAAAGCGTTTAATATGTGGATAATCTCTTTTAATAACATCTACTGCATTAAAAATAATATCGCGGCCAGCACCTTTTGTATAACTCCATACGGTATAAAACATCGCAGTATCTGGATCTTTTGTATTATTTAGCTCTTCTTCTGTAATAGCAACACCATTAGTAAATGCAACACATACTACAGATTTCATAATACCATATTCATCTTCAAGACCAAAGACTTCACGGCCATCTTGCATTCGCCATTCCATGTCCAGGTGAGGACGAACTGGGTCATCCTTAATATAGTTTTTTTTCCAATCATGAATATCAAAAGATACTAACTGAGTCATTATCGGCCTTTCACGCAGCAATTTCGCTAAAATTCTTTACTTTTTCAAATTTGATGTGAGACATAAACTTATCACCAAATTGATGCCCACGGTGAGAAATAACAAAAATGTTATCATCAGCATTTAGATTATGTAGTGTATCAATTAGCATTTCAATACCAGTACCATCTAGTGCACCATCAAGAGTTTCATCAAGAATAAGCAAATTGGTTGAAACAGAGTTACGCAACTTTGCTACCGAGCGCCACGACAACATAATAGAAAGTGTGATACGAAGCTTTTCACCTTCTGAGAAAGAAGCATAAGAAAATGTATCACGGAAACGAGATCTAATTACTTCATTAAAGCTTTCATCAAGCTGGAAATCAACAAACAAATCAAATGCACTCAAATATTTATTGATAAGTTTATTCATTACTGGTACATATTGCTTAATTATTTTTGCTTTAATACCACCGTCTTTAAGCATTGCAGCTACCACAGACATAACTTCTTTTTCAGCAAAGAGTTCTGTTTGACGATCATTAATAACTTTGAGCTGGTCATAATATTCAACTAGCTTAGTCATATCAACCGCTTCAACATCTTCTTCTGCTGTTGTTAATTCATTTTTATATTGTACAAGAGCATTTTTAGCAACTTTAATTGTTGCTCTATGATCTCCAATTGTAAGATTCCAACTTTTGATTTCGTCTTCTACATTTGAAATCTCTTCTAAACGATTCTCATATTCAGTAATTTTTAATTCTAGATCTTTCAAACCAGATTGAATTTCAACAACCTTCTTGTCTTTTTCTGTAATAATGTTTGTTTTGAAATCATGATCGATGCCTTGCTTACATGTAGGACAATTATCATTATCGTGATAGAATGAAAGTTCTTTGGTGTGATTACGCAAAGCAGATTTAAGATCTAAAGAAAGAGATTTTGCTTTATCTTTTTTATCTTTAATATCAGACTTATCACTAATTGTTTTAATAAGCTCTTCGATATTATCTTCAATTTGAAGAATTGCATGCTTCTCTTTTTCGATAGTATCGAGATGCTCTTTCATTTTATCTTTGATCTTGTCGACTTCTTTTTCTTTCATTTGTCGAATAGACTCATTATGCTCTTTTGCAGAATCAATACGAGTTTCAACAAGATCTTTTTGATAAGAGTTTTCTGTAATACTTTCTTTATTACTACTCATCTTATCCTTAAGTAAGATATTCATAGTACTAAAGACTTGGATGTCTAGAAGATCTTCAATAATCTCACGGCGAGCATGTGCAGGAAGCTCCATAAATGGAACATATGTAGCACTACCCAATACAACAATTTGTGTAAAAGATTTATAATTTAATTTAAGAATGTTTTGTTCAAGATATTGCTGATAATCACGAACAGCAGCATCTTGGTTTACAAGCTCATCATTCAAATAAATTTCAAAGAAGTTTGGTTTTAATCCACGTCGAATCGTATATCGATTTACGCCAATATTAAAATCAATTTCAACTACAAGATCTTTTTGGTTAATTGTATTAATAAGTTGTGGCTTATTAATTTTACGAAATGCTTTACCATACAAAGCAAAAGTAATGGCATCGAGCAATGTCGATTTACCACTACCATTTGAACCAGAGATTAGAGTTGTTTTGCTTTTGTCGAAAAGAATTTCAGTATATGCATTACCCGATGATAAGAGATTCTTATATCGTATTTTCTTAAAATCAATTTTCATTAAATACTAGATGCCTCAATATATAATTCATCAACAATACGTTTGATATGTACTTTGTCGACTTTAGTTTCAAATGCGTCAATGTAACTATGCAGAATATCTTTGGTATCTTTAGTTTCATCAAGAATTTCATTTAATCCTTCAGATTCAAGATTAAGTGAATCTTCAACTGCTTTAACATCAGCAGCTCCAGACTCTGTAAGCTTATTCAAGAACAGGTCATAAATGTACGGATTTGTTCTATTTTTTACTATAACCTTAATATAGGCATTTGTCAACATATTTGTTTCGAGGTTAGCAATGTCCTCGATAGTCATATCAGCATCATCGTATTCGATTTTAAAGAATACTGGATTTGGATTTAAAATCCACTCAAGTTCACGAGTTTCTGTATCAATAACACGGAAACCACGTTTACCTTGATAATCAGACCAATTCATTTCATACGGAGAACCGATATATTCAATATTATTATATTTAGATGGATGGTGGAAATGACCAGAGTAAACTGATTCAAAGTTTGTAAACAATTCTTTAGTTAGACCGTGATCACATACCTGGCCTTTCATCATTTCAAATCCTTGGATTGAAAAGTGACCAAGACAAACTTGTGCATCAGATTCTCTGATTTCATCTACCATAGATTTATAATTGGTATTATTGATCCAAGGTACCATCAAAAACTTAGTAGAACCTTTTACAACTTCAGTACACCCATCTTCGTAGATATGGAAATTTTTATATTCACGTAAAAGCAAATTCATAGAATTTACGTCATTTGTATTTGTGTAATAAGTTGTATGATTACCGACTAAAGCGTGATATTCAATCCCGCGTTTTTCAATTTCATCAAAAAAGAATTTTTTACCACGAGAAAGTGATACATAATTAATATATTTACGACGATCAAAAGTATCTCCAAGATCAAAAATTACTTTAATGTCGTGTTCATCAATATACGGAAAAAATACTTCTTTAAAGAATTTTTCTTGATGATGGAGAAAGACAAGAGAGTCACCACGCACACCGATGTGCATGTCAGTTACTATTGCTATTTTCACTTTTTCTTTTCCTTATCTTTTTCAAGCTTTTCTTCAAAATCTGAAATAAATGAATTCATATAGTCAGCACTACTTGTTAATTGCAATTCTTGACCTTCACCAGAATATGTTTCACCGAGTGATAGCAATTGTTGTGATGATTTAAAACGAATATACATTTGCTTCTTTTCTTTTTGAATACGGCGTAGGAATGCGTACCAAATAATTTGAGTAAAATATGCAAATGGATTCTGAGATTTCTCAGGATTGAAATTGTTAATATACAACAGACAGTTTTCAATACCATCTGAGATCATATCTTCTTTGTAGGAATATCCTGAAAAGTTTGGTTTTGTTGCCAGTCTTGTAGCGATCTGATAAATGCACGTACCAATGTAGTCCGGAACACGCGGCCTTTCTTCGCCTGCATCTTCAGCTTCTCTACAATCTTTTTGATATGCAATCAGTGCTTCAAGAAGGTCTTTGTTGTTTACGTAGTTACGAGTAACCCGTTTTTTAGCCATCATATAGCCTCCTTTTTATGTACTTTAGTTATATACTAACACAGTTGTGAAATATTGTCAACTATTTTTTTTTTGATAAACTTGAAAAAACTTGTTGACAACTTTTCTGGTTGGTGTATAATAGCCTTATGGCTCTATAAAATAATATTAGATATCAACTGTATATACTTTAAATGGAAACTGTTCATTTCCGTAGATTTCAATACGTTTCTTAAAATGTTGGAGAGTGTAGTTTTCAAATGAGCCAATCGAGAGATCATCTGCAATATCATACAGAGTCGCCTTATCGGCGTCGTTGCCCTTCCTAAGGGCACGACCAATTGATTGTAATACTTTGATTTCAGATTTGGATCCTGAAGCGAAGATTACATTGTCGAGTTTTTTCAAGTTTACACCGGTTGAGAACACGCCATATGATGCAAGAATATCATGTCGTTTGATAGGGTCATTTTCGATCAGATGTCGAATGTTTTCACGTTCTTCACCTTTGGTTCCACCATAAATGAAATGTAACTCTCGTCCCTCTTTTCTAAGAAGAGGCTCAAGTAGCTTACCATGCTTTTCAACAAGATCAAACAATACCAAGTTATTTTGTCCTTCAAGAGTCCACAACAAATTTCTAATAAAAAGATTTCTTTTTTGATTATTAACAATAAATTCTCTTTCAGCATGATACTTTTTACTTGCCTGAGAAACTTGTTTAAGAGCATCTTTAAATTTTTTACGATTATCTGGATGATGAGAAAGTACAATTGCCTTTACATTGAAATCAGCAACAGTGCCCTGATCCATAAGATCTTTAGTGGTTACATGTTTACGTACGCCACCAAAACAACCTTCTAAAACTAAACGATGTGTTTTGCTTTCTTCTGATTTTAAAGTACCAGTAAATCCATGTCGATAATAACACTCACTCAAGCCTTCCATGATTTTTTGTAATGATTTGGCTTGGAAATTATGTGCTTCGTCTCCAAGTACTACACCAAATTGAGCAAACCAATCTTTTGGTTGTTTAATTAATGACTGCCATGTAGAGATAACAATAGGAGCATTTGTATTCTTATCAACACCGCCTTGAATTTTGTAAATCTCGTCAGTACATCCATAGTCGACAAAGTCTCCAGCCATTTGATGTACAAGAGAAATAGTCGGAACAATGATAAGAGTCCTATGTTCATAGGCTCTCCAATAATGTTGCTGAATGAGATAAATGATTAACGATTTGCCAGAAGATGTAGGAGACAAGGAGAGTGATCTTGAATCCCTGATTGCATCAACAATGTATTGATTTTGGTAATCGCGTGGTTTATATTTACAATTAATTTCTTCAGCCAAATGGTAACCGTAATCATCTGGAACTTCCTCTCCATACATTAGATTATTTGGTGCTTGTAATTCATAACCACGATCTTCACAGAATTTTTTAAGACGAGGGAATAGCCCAACGTATAGCACTGGTCTTAGTGGTTGGTATAATCTTATTACACCATCCCATACTCTATTCTTGTACGCCGGAGAAAATTGATAGCCACTTGGTTTAAATGAAAAATACTCAGCAATTTCTTGACGCGTGCCAGGATCAGCAGTCACCACAAGGTGTACAGCATTTTTTTGCTCAACCTGAATCACATCAGTCATAATTTAGTATTCTCCGTGTTGAAACTTGAGAACATCGATCATATTTTTAATCACGAAGTTTCTGCCATGTATGGTTTTAATAATATCTTCAAGAAAATTTGCTCGAGTAGAATGATAATCTATTTTTAAACTCAAGTTAATAATATCTCGATCCGATTGTAAATATTTATCTATATCGTTACGAAGGATTTTTTTCTGATATGGTTTCCATCCACGCTCGCGTAGATCTTCTTCAGCCATAGAACCATCAAACCACTCGCGTTTAGCAAGTTCAAGTTCCTTATAATCATAACGAAGCTTTTTAACTTTAAGAGCTTCCTTATAATATAAGGTGTAATACTTGTTATGAAGTTCTGGAATCTTCTTAGACTCGCCCATCAAATTTGTTTCATCAATGCGACAGTCGACTGCCCACATTTCGCTAATATCATCAGTGCTCATTATATACCTTCTATGCAGATCTGTACTATATTATTCTATCATAGATTTCAAAATTGTCAACTAATATTTTCCATTTTCATGTTTGTATATCTAAAAGTTACAACACATTCAGGATAGATTACGTCACTTCCAGTAACATCTAACTGAACAGGGCTCAATGAAGTTGGAAAACATTCAGTAAAAGTAAATTTCTTTTCCGGATTACGTGCGCTATTTTTTACGATAACCGTAATATCTGAAGTAATACCAAACTTTCCTCTTTGAAGTGTATCAAATTGATCTGTCGACTCAGGTGTTCCTATACCTTCCATCCATCTTAAAATTTCTTGGTAGTTATTCATATGTTCATCAATAATAAACGAAAGATCTAGATCGGAATATTCTAAACGATCCGGAGTCTTATATATATTATGTATTGGCGACACTTGAACAGGTGGTGTTGCAGATACAGAAGGTATCGTAAACCTTTGAGTAAAGAATTCTACATTAGGTAGTCTTTCTATCACAGCCACGAATGATACTGGCGATAAATAATTTGTAATCATATGAAATTTCCTGTTGACAATACTAGAGTTGTATGATAGTATTTATCTGAATGGTAAATTGCGTTAGTAATAAATATGAAATCAGAAACAAGCACGGGAGATTGCATGCAAGACATTCCCCACATGTGGGATGACCCTTGTGATGATTGCACTCACTGGATTGGAAATATGTAAACCTTATATTATGGAGTAATAATACGTGGTTGAAGACTTTAGAATATTAACTGCACGCCAACACGTTCGTGAACGAATTGGTATGTACATGGGCTCAAGTTCTCAAGAATGGGTCGAACGTTTTGTTATGGGGCAATGGAAAACAGCTTTGTATGTTCCTGCCCTATCCAAAATGATTGATGAAATTCTCGACAACTCAATCGATGAGGCCATACGTACTAACTTTGAGTATGCCAATAAAATTGATGTTACAATCAAAAATGGTGTTGTTAGCGTTTCAGACAATGGCCGCGGGATTCCTCAAGACGAAATCTACGATGAGACTAGTAAGGAAAAAATCCTTCGTCCCGTTGCCGCATGGACTCGCGTAAATGCCGGTACTAGCTTCGATGATAATCGAGTAACGATTGGTACAAATGGTGTTGGATCTGCTGCAACCAATTTTCTTTCTTCAAAATTTGTCGGTAAAACTTGGCAAAACGGAAAGCAAATTGTTGTTAAATGTAAAAACGGTGGAGAAGATACTGATGTCGATGTAAAATCAGTTAGTGAAGGATCTGGTACTGAAGTTTCTTTTGTTCCAGACTTTACGTTGTTTGAAGTCGACAGTTTAGAAGAATTGGATACCATCAGTCTTGTTGAAGATCGTTTGACAAGTCTTCAAATGGCATTTCCAGAAATTGCTTTCTCTTTCAATAAACGCCGCATTAAAGTAAACAATCTTAAAAAATATTCTGAGATGTTTGCTGAAGAAGCTATTGTTGAAAAGACTGATAATCTATCTTTCTTTATTACATCGTCAGAAGATGGTTTCCGCACTAACTCATTTGTAAATGGTGTGAATACTCGTCAAGGTGGTACTTATGTAGATTTTATTATGAATGGTATCCTTGATGAATTGGTAACCATGATTAAGCGTAAGCATAAAATCGAAGTTGTCAAGTCGACAATTAAGAATGGTCTCACGTTCGTCATGTTTGCTAAAAACTTTACTAATCCCAAATTCGATAGCCAAACAAAAGAACGTCTTACGAATCCTATGGGTAATGTAAAAGAGCATGCAATTGCCTCTGGCATCCGTGAAGCCGATTTCTTTGCTCGTAAAATTCTCAATACTCCATCTATTATTGATCCGATTATTGAGGCCCAGCTTGCAAAGAAAATTGCTGCAGATAAACGTGCTGCTACGTTGGCTCAAAAAAGCCTTCGTAAAGTTAAAGTGGCTAAACATATTGCAGCAAACAAAGATGACGCTACTCTTAAGATTGTAGAGGGTGATTCAGCTATGGGATTCCTGCTGAAGGTACGTGATCCAAATAAGGTGGGTGCTTACCCATTACGTGGTGTTATCATGAATACATGGGATATGAAACCAGCTGATGTTCTTAAAAATAAAGAACTTTCTGAATTGGTTGCAGTTCTTGGTTTAGATATTACTAATCCAAATTCAGTCGACAATATGACATATGCTAATATTGCTACACTGACTGATGCTGACCACGACGGTATTGGGCATATTAGCCCATTGCTTCTCGCTTTCTTCTATAAGTACTGGCCTCGCCTTTTCAAAGAAAATCGTGTTAAGATTACTCGTACTCCAATTATGATTTCTACTAAAGGTAAAGATGTTAAATGGTTCTACACCTATGAAGAAGCGGGTGAATTTAAAACTAAAGAAAACGGATGGAAACATCGCTATATTAAAGGTCTCGGCTCTTTAACAGAAGAAGAATACGATACTATTATTAATAAACCGGTATACGATACTGTTACCGTTGATGATGCTAAACTTTTTGAAATGATGTTTGGTAAATCGTCAGAACTTCGCAAAGAATATATGTTTCAATAATGGAGATGAAAATGAAAGAACAACTAATTAAGGCAGCAAGGATGCACGCTGAAGGTGAGCTTGAACGTGCAAAAACAAATATTATGGTCTATATGAATAGTACCACTGGTATTGGTGAACATCCTGATATTGTAGAAGCTATCCAAGGTGAGCTTGATAAAATGGCTGCTGCAACAGATCGTATTGAAATGCTAAAACATTTTAGTTGACAATAACGAAATCTGTGATAGAATATAACTATACAAACAAGGAATCGCAATGAGCTTAACTGAATTTATGTCTGATGACAGCGTGAACAACTATCCAATCTCAAAGGTTGCTGCCAATGAGTGGAAATCTTTTGCTATGTACACGGTTGAGTCTCGTGCGATTCCTAACATGATCGATGGGCTCAAGCCTGTTCAACGATTTTATTTGTATTCTTCTCTTCTTAATTCTAAGAAAGAGTTTAAAAAAGTTTCCGCTGTAGCCGGTATTATTTCTGATTATGGTTATAATCACGGCGAAAGCAGCGCAGCTGGTGCGGGCCAGCTTATGGCAGCCACATGGAACAACAATGTTTGTCTTGTGGAAGGCCGAGGTTCGTTTGGTACACGCCTAGTTCAGGAAGCTGGTGCTCCTCGATATGTTTATACTCGCGTTCATGAAAACTTTGAGAAATATATCAGTGATGTCGATCTAGCACCGCAACACGAAGACCCTGAACACGAACCACCCGCCTTTTATATTCCAGTCATTCCATTAGTACTTGCTAACGGAACCAAAGGTATTGCCACTGGATTTGCTACAAACATCCTTCCAAGGAGTCCAAAAGACCTCTCTCGCCTCGTTCGTGAATACTTGTCAAGTGGTAATATAGCCAACAAGGCTCCAGTGACCTTCCCAGAATTTTCTGGTACTGTCGACTATGATTCTGTCGAAGATCGTTATATTGTTAAAGGCACTTATGAAAAGAAAAGTAAAACAGTACTTACAATTACTGAAGTACCATATGGCTTTGATCGTGAGAGCTATGTAAAAATCCTCGACAAGTTGGAAGAGGATGGAGATATTGTTTCTTATGAAGACCTATGTGATAAGACTGGTTTCTGTTTTGAAATAAAACTAAAGCAAACTGGTTCTTCATCTTGGAATGATGTAAAGATTATGTCTAAGTTTAAACTTAGTAAACCATTAAGTGAGAACCTTACTGTAATCGATTTTAATGGTAAGCTTCGTGAATATAAAGATGAGCGAGATCTTATCAAGGATTTTGTCGACTATCGTTTAGGTGTATTACAACAACGTATTGAAAAACGCCAAGCAGAAGCAGAAGAAAGTGCCCGTTGGCTTAAAGTTAAAATGGAATTTATTCAGGCTGTACTTGATGAAAAAATTACGTTCAAAAATCGTAAAAAAGCCGAAGTTGGTAAAGATATTCTAAGTTTGACTTCCGCCATTGCAGATGATGTTGATCGTTTGCTTCGTATTAATATTCTAAGCTTGACAGATGAAATGGTAAAGGAACTATCCAAGGAAATTAAATCAGCTCAAGCAGAATTGACGTTTTGGACTAAAACTACGCCCAAAAAGCAATTTGAAAGTGATTTAGAAGGTATCGAATAAAACAAAAATGATTATTGAAGTAGAAGAACTAGATGTTGTTTTGACAGAAAACTTTATTAAGTTTTGTTGTGATGAACTTGATATCACACCTCAACACATTAAAGTAGAAGGTTGGGATGATCCATTTAAAAATGGTGCTCTAGGTCTATGCTATGAAGTCAATAATGATCATGAATATTTAATTATGGTATCTAAGAAAAATCGCAGTGCAACTGAGATATATAATACTATAGCGCATGAAATGATTCATGTAAAACAATACATGAAACAAGATCTCGGCAATTTTCTAGATGCACATAAACCTGCATACAATGATCGTTGGTGGGAAATTGAAGCTAGCAAAAAAAGTTTAAATTTAGTAAAAAAATATGTTGACATTCTTTATAACATGGTTTAGTATCTATATATGAAAGGAAAACAAACCATGAAAAACCTACTTATCGCTACTGCTCTTGTGGCTACAACTACATCAGCATATGCTAATGAAGCAGCAAGAGCTACAGTACGAGATGTCTATAGGAATGATACTGTTAGTGTTCCAAGAGAAATTCAAGACTGCCATATGATTGATGTTCCAATCTATGAAACAGCGCGTCGTCAACGAGATGCCGGTGCTGGTGCTCTAGGTGGTATGATTATCGGCGGGTTGCTTGGTAAAGGTCTTACAGGAAAAGATGATGGCGCTGCAGTTGGCGCTGTTATGGGTGGTATCATTGGTGCTAATGAAGCATCAAAAGGACGCGATGAACAAGTTATTATCGGTTACCGTCAAGAACAACGTTGTGTTAAAGACGTAGTATATGAAAAACAAAATGTTCGAGTATATAGTCATTCAGAAGCAGTATTTGTTTACGAAGGAAAACGTTATAAGTTGGAATTTCAAAAATGATAGAAATTATTCTATATAATATTGTATTTTGGGCAGCATGGTATCAAATTTCAATGCTTCCAGAACGCATAATGCAAATGATTATTGATAATTATGGAATGACCGATCATTTTCATAATATAGGATAAAGTAATCTGCCCTTAGCTCAGCTGGATAGAGCAAGTGACTTCTAATCACTAGGTCGGGGGTTCGAATCCCTCAGGGCAGGCCAATTTGCTCCCGTGGTGGAATGGTAGACATCAGAGACTTAAAATCTCTTGCCGCAAGGCGTGCCGGTTCGAGTCCGGCCGGGAGTACCAAGTTAGTTGTGGTTCGGAGACACAATTAGAAATCCTGAGTAGGACGTTAAACTGCTCACTTTATTATAAATAAAATATATGCCAAGTCAATTCTGAGACAAGGATTATTACGTTAAAGAGTAAATTGCGGTGACCGACACAAATTTCGGGTGACGTTAAAACTTGCAACCAATCCTAAACTTAGTATACTTGCCCGCGAAGCGATGAGGCAGTCAAAAATACTTATTGCTTCGCGGTCGTCTATCGGTAGGACGCCTGACCCCGACTCAGGAAAGCTAGGTTCGATTCCTAGGCGCGAATCCACCTTAGATGACCACGTAGCTCAATGGATAGAGCAGTGGTTTCCGGGGCCACAGGTTAGGAGTTCGAATCTTCTCGTGGTCACCATTACCTTGGTTTTGGAATTCTTCTAATACTTAAAGCCTTTGAAGCTAAATATAGATCGATTGAAACAGAATCATCTTGATTACCACCAAGAATAACATACCATTCTTTTCCGCCAACAATTCTTGTATCAACATAAAAACCAACATGGCCTTGCCATCCTTGGTTTCCGCGAGGAAAAACTACAATATCTCCTCTTCTTGGTATTTCAACTTCTTCTCCAAGTTTTAAGAAACTACGAGCCATTAGTGGATTATCACTGACTGTATCAGAAGTTGGTAAATTGTGTTTTTCTAATATTGCATTTACAAATGCAGCACACCATTCATATCTTACCGGATCTATTCCTATAAGATCTTTTATCTCTTGCCTGTTTTTTCTTTCTTGTAAATCAATGTATTCATAAGCAGTGAATACTGGGTTTGATGAAGGAACTTTAGGCAAATTTTTAGATTGACTTGAAGCGCAAGCCATCAATGGCACAACAAATGTGCATAAAATTAAAATTTTTTTAATCATACACTATTTATTTGTTGACAACCGCTAAAAACTGTTATAAATAAACTATATTAAATATTTTTAGACACTAAAGGAAAACTGAAGTTCAATGACTACCATATCAAAACATATGCAAATTATTAACTCACAGCTTACATGTGAGCGCTTTGATGCGTGGTATTCATGCACGGAGGGTTTCAGGAAAACGTAGTATACGAATATAGTATATTTTCCTCAAGCCCTCCCAGAGAAATCTCGGAGGGTTTTTTATTGGGACGAAGCGATTACATCAATCTCCCACGCTATTTGACAATTTAGAATTAGTCTTAGGGGTAACCCGATGATAGACTGGAAACAGATAATCTCTGTTTTCACATGCACTGATGTAGCTGATACAAATTTCACAATCTTGCGGGATGGGTGAGACCAGCGAACCTGGGAGTGGTTCAAATCCATGGTTGGCAAGATTCAGTGCAGTTGAAAGTAGAGATTGGCTTGGTGAGGAGGGTAAGGACATTTTGTGGGGCTGCAGACCCATTCATGCCCGTGGTAACACGCCTGATGTAGGTCGGGAGATAGTCGGTTCGAATCCGGCAGCCAATAACAAATTCTATTTTCACATGCACACAGGACAGACACGTCCCCTGTAAAACGGGGAAGAATGGTGGTGATGACAGTGTGCAGTTGAAAACAGAAATGGTAACGCAGACGGTTCTGACTTGGGTCTCATAAGCCCGATGACTTGGTTCAACTCCAGGCGGTACCACCATAGGGGTGTAGCTCAGTTGGTAGAGCATCGGTCTCCAAAACCGAGTGTCGGCGGTTCGAATCCGTCCACCCTTGCCATTGCCCGTTCGTCTAGCGGCAGGACATCTGATTTTGAGTCAGAGAAC